CGCTATGGCACGAAGCCTGTGGTGATGTGGCTGACGCGTGTGGCTGGCGGCATGTGGGCTTTCCGATCGGAAACCACGGGCCGGATTGAATGGGGGACTGCGGCTGCAGATAAGTACACAGCGGCAGAGCTGGCCATGAAGATTTTTGCTGATTACAGGCCTGAGCTGTCGTTATACGAGTCCCCTGCTGACGACCTGTTCGCTTGGATTGACGCTCAGCCGCCCGTACCTTTTGTGGCGCTGGCAGATATCAGCCGATAAGACCCCAGCCGCTTGCCCTGCGCGCAGGGCTTGCGGGTGCGGTTGACGCACCGATAACAGACAGGAGTGATGACATGCAGCTGAGTATGGAAACCATCGTGGATTACGGCCGTAATCGCTGGGTTGTGATCGTTGACGGTGTGCGCGAGCCTGGAAATGGTTACTGGAGCAAAGAAGCGGCGCGCGCGCACATGGATGAATTGTGGGCGCGGCGCCCGCAGTCCGATCGGACGCTGGAAGCGCTATATGTTGGCCGTGATTGATAGGAGTGATGACGATGAAGCCCGGATATTATTTGGTAACCCCCGACGGCGAGCGCCGATTTGTGTCTGCTCGCGTCAATCCTGCGGCGCTCGATCGCATGTGCGATCGGTATCTGACCGAAGCCACGGGCTGGCGATACTGGGTGGACTACTGCCACGGACTGGCAATTGATGGCCGGCCGGCATGGTCGAACCTGGACCACACGGATGTTTTCCTCGATGCTGACGCTCGCGCATACGGTGCGATTCTGTAAGCCCCGCGTCAGCCCCGCGCCCGACACTATCCCCGCCGGCAGATGCCGGCTCACCTGGAGATAAGACGATGCGAAAAGTAATGTATTTCGGCGAGATGATCGACCTGGACGCCGCGCGCATGCTGATGGATGACGAACTGGCAAACGAAGTCCACGCGACTACAGAATCCGATCAGGAATTCATGGATGAATACTCGATCGCGCACGCCGCAAAGTACGGCGTGGATTTCGTTCTGAACTGAGGTCCGCCATGCACGACATCCCGCTCACCCTGCGCGATGCGCTTTTCGCCTGCGCGCTCGGCCTCGCCCTGGGCGCCCTGGTGGCGTTCGGGCTGTAAGCCTGCAGTCAGTCTGCCGATAGACACTGAATTCGCCCCGCACCGGGGCTCACACTGGAGAAGACACCATGACACGCGTTACCCTGAACGACCTGCAAGCTGTGATCGACCGCCTGAACCGCGAGACGGGCTCCCCGATGCAGCCGTACGCACCCGACGCTACCGGCCGTCAGCGTGCCCAGATCGGCAACTACCACCTGTCGCGCGCCTACGGCGGTTATGCGCTGCACCGCATGGTCAACGAAGGCGGCGGCGTTTCGTCGCCCCTGAGCACCGGCCACATTCCCGCGCGTGACCTGATGAACCGCATGCATGCCTATCTGCTGGGCCTCGATGCTGCCCGCTGAAACCCCGCCAAAGCCCGCAGAACGGCCCCTGTGGCCGTTTCCTGCGCGCCTGCTGGACTACCCCTGCCTCCCGCCCGGATCGCGCCCTGTGCGCGTTCCTGCGGGCCCTCCGCCGGACGTCGAGCCTGCTCTGTTCTGAAAGCCGCGCCAATGATCGAAACCGTAGACCACCGAGCCCCCGACCCGGCCCTGCTGCGCGCAGTGCGCAGGCGTGCCGATGCGTCGTTCATGCAATCGCTGGACGACCTCACGCCTGACCTGCTGCCGCAGATCCCCGGCTATCGGCCGCATCTGCCGTCGAACTGCTGCCTGAAAATGTGCGGCGTCGAGCCGCACCGCGACGACTGGCAGGGAGCCCCGGCACTGCGCGGCCGACGAAAGCCCGCCTACCGGGCTATGTTCTGGTTATTGCAGGGGCATTTGCACCTGCAAGTGTCCGACGATGATGTCATCCTCTACCCCGGCAACTGGGTGCTGTTCGACGACCGTCGCCTGCATTGCGTCGTCGCCGATCGCCAGTGGATCGGCCTCGCCGTCCAATACGTGAAGGAACCCCGCCGTGCTATCGTTCAAAAACCTTGAACTCTCCCCCGACCAGCTAGCCACCGCCCGCGCTGCCGCTGATCGCGTGTTCCGCGCCGCCGACCTGGAGCCGGCGCAGTGCTGGCGCCACGTCGTCAGCATGATGACCGGCGGCCTGTTCAGCCGCAGGCCTGTGGCCGTCTGGCACGATGCCGAGGATAAAGCGGTGCGCGCCGCCCTCGGATCCTGGCGCAAGGCGCCGCTGGATGCGATGATGGATTGGGCGCCGCCGCAGGTGCCGCAGGCCCCCACGCAGGAGGCCGAGAAATGATCCTCGCTGCCCTGGCCATACTGCTGGCGCTATTGCTCGCCCTGGCGCTCGACCTATAATGCGAACGCCGCGCATCTGGCGGCTGTCTCCTCCTTCCGGCGCGAGCCGGTTTGCCCCGGATCGAGCTTGTCTCTCCGGGGCTATTTTTCACCAAGCCTCACCCGGCCTCGCTCGGTTTTTTGAACGGGTAAACCTTCGCTGCCGGCATCAGGGATTCCAGCATGCGGCGCAGGTCGGCCCGACTGTGCTGGTACTTTTCCAGCGTTTCGACTGACGAGAGCAGGTGCTTTTTCGTCGGGTGCTCTGGCGTTTTCACTTTCCCCAGATCCAGCCATCCAGCATGGCCCGCCGCCACATAGAGCGACTGAATGCTGATTTTGTGGTGTTCCATCCCCTGCTGAATCTCGTCAATCAGCGGTTGCCAAGGGCCCATGATCGCGCCCGCGCGGAACACGCCCACGCGGTTGCGCATTGCCTCGGCCAGCAGTGCCTCGCCCGCCGACAGTCCGCCCTCGAGCATGACCGTTTTCGCATCCGTCACTGGCGGCCGATCGCCTGGCGAGAAATTGCTCACGTCCCTCTGCCGCAGCCAGTACGCGACGCGATCCAGCCCGCCGGCCTGATACCAGGCCCACAGAGCCCGCGCGTCCTGCTGCGGCAGGATTCCCGCCTCCGACCACAGGACCATCCAGCGGCGATCGTCGGCCGACAGACTGAGGCTCACGCGCTCGTTGCTGAAACCGAGCACTGCCAGCCGATTTACCGCAGGGTATGGATGCCTGCCCTTCTCGTTCACCGAAAACGTCTCCGGGGGCGCTGCCAATAGCGGCTTGAGTTTGTTTTCGAGCGCCCGCCGATCGGCTAACTGCGGCTCGCGGAGTTCGTTCAATACCACGACTTCACTGAGGACATAATAATTAAACGCTGATTGGATTTCCTCCGTCGTAACCGTTTTGACGTTCTGTCCTGTCGGCCCGCCAATCGCGTGCAGGAATGGCATCCAAAGCGTATCCTTGCCGCTACCCTGCCGGCCGCCGTGCAGAATGCCATGATTGATTTTGACGCCAGGGTTTTGCACCTTGAACGCCATCCAATCTAGGCAGTGCTGCCGCTCTGCGGCGTCGGGAATCATGCGCTCTGCGTGCTCCAGCCACTGGGCAATGTCTCCGGGTATCCCCGCCGGCCTGCCGTCGCGCCAGACGTTGCCGTATACCTCGCCGTCGTGGCCGACGAAAAGCGAGTTTCCGGGCGCGTAAATCATGCCGGCCAGCGTTCGCGCGCCCATCGCAATGCGATTTTCGTCGTATGACGTGCTGGCCGTCACGCGACTGTGCAGGCCGTTGGCGTTGGCGTGGATTGAATACATCTTGTGATGCCGAAACGCCGCATCAAATGATTTGCGCTCGATCAGTTTCCTTCGATGCAGGTCGAAGAAATCCGCACTCGACAGCAGAAACGCGAAACGCTTGTACCAGTCGTTCGGCTCCAGCGTGCCGATCTCGTCTGATGCTGGCGGTGTCGGATCCTCTGCCGCCTCAGGCTCCGGCTTCGGCCCCGGCGGCGGTGCCGGCGGCTCCGGGCCGCGCAGCACGCTCGTTCTCGGTGCGATCCACGACCGCGCTGCCGTCCACCGGGTCCAGCCGCTGTCCGCGCAATCCCAGCCCTCGGGCTGGCCCGTCACGTCGATGACCTTTATCTCTGCGGCGATCGGCCCCAGTATTTCCCCCAGCCGCTGCATGGCCGCGATGCCCGCCTCGTCCGCATCCGGCCACAGCAGCACCCTGCGCCCGCGAAGCACCTGCCAGTCTGCCCGCCCCAGCGCCTGCGCACCACCGGGCCAGGTCGTGGCGACGTATGGCGAGCCGGCCAGCGCTGCGGCAGCGTCTGCGGCTTTCTCGCCCTCGACGATTAGCACGGCGTCCTCGTGACGGGCCTCCAGTTCTTGCAGTCTGTACAGCGGTCGAGGTGCCGGCCACTGGCCCATGCCCCAGCCGTCGGTGGAAAACGTCCAGGGCACGATCTGCTTACGCTGGCCCTCGGGGTCGTATCTGGCGACGTATCCCAGGACGTCACCGTTGCCGTTGAAATACGTCCAGCGCTGCGACGGCGCCCCCAGCACGGGATGGATGCAGTCGTGATCGGCAGACTCTGACGGCACTGGCGTGATGACTGCGCGCTGCGGTTTCACTGGGCGCTGCGGCTTGGCCGGCACGTCGGATGCTGGCGCCTCGTCGCTGAGTTCCCGGTAGGCCTCGCCCATGCTGATTTCGTGGATTGCTGCGTAGAGCGAGATGAGATCCCCGCCGCGCTCAGACGTCGCGAAATCGGCCCACCGGCCTGACAGTAGGTTGACGGAGCAGGAATCGCCCTCGCCGCCTGCGAGATCGCCGCAGACCCACTCATGGCCCCGCCTGCGCCCGCCTGCGAGCCACTGGGGAACGAGGGTGTCGGCAGAGATGAGAAGGCGCTGGGCCAGGGTGCTGAAGTCGAGTTTATTCATGGTGTCTCCTCCAGAAAACGATTGATTCTGCGCCCGATCCAGCGCACCACCGGCACCGCCCAGGAGTTGCCCAGCGCCTTGTAGCGCGGGCCGTCTGGGCATTCGCTGGCGGGCTTGCCGCGCCACGGGATAGCGGTGTAGCCGTCGGGGAAGCCTTGCAGGCGCTCGCACTCGACGGGGGTGAGGCGGCGCACTTGCATGGCGGTGGCAACACCCTGAGTACGCCCGCCGCGTAGGCTGTAAGCACACTCCTCGCTAATGTTGCTACCGACAGGGCCGCCCGATGCGTGGCTGCGGTTTGTCTGTTCTCCTTCAGCCGCGCCTGCATGGCTCCCGATAGCCCACGCCACCGCTGCCGTCGCGCACCCCCGACCGCTGCCCGTGCCGATAGCGTGGCTGATGTCGGTACTGTTGATGGGGTCTTGGGTGGGGTGGAAGGCGACCGGCTGCATCACCACCGCGTGCTCTGCATTCGACCGCGCCAGCGTATGGCAAGGATCACCGGGTTTGCGCGACTGGCGGTTGACCGGCGCGGTGATGTTGAAAAAGTCATAGGTGACGGGCGTACCGATGACATGGCTCGGCCGGCTAGGGCGGTCCTCGCCCTCGGCCCGCAGCGTGCCCGCGATGTCATCTTGCATCCAGTAGCCTTGCCCGGATTCACGCATGGCCACAGGCCCATCGAAGCCGCCCCCGATGGTAGGAATCAGCGTCTCCGATTCCGCATCCAGCCGGCCCGCCCCCCCCTTGGCGTTGAGGCACATGGAGACATCCAGCACGCCAATTCCGGCTTGGCCTCCTTTTTTCAGCGCCTCACCCAATAGGCATGCGCTTAAGTCGCCTGTGCTGGCGCAGTTTTGAAAATCAACACCGCTTGAAATCAGTCGCTGTCCTTCGCTGTTTGTGCCACCCCTGTCAGCGCGATCCGTAAGGGCGTTGGCAACTCTTTGCCCCGCTTCTCTGCTCGGCGCAGAATCCCGGCGCAGGCCTTCCCACTCAAAAAGAACCGCTGCGGGATCAAACCCGTCTCGAGCACTTGCGACAACGAACACACGTCGGCGTCGTTGGGCCAGGCCGAAGAATTGGGCATCAAGGATGCGCCACGCGACTGTTCTTTGGGGTCCAGCAACCACACCCGCGTCTGTCCATCGACCGCCCGAAAAGACGGGGGAATCGCATCCAGCGAGCGCCCCGAGGAAGCAGCCGAAGGCGTTGTCTGCGGTTGAAAGGACACCGGGGACGTTTTCCCAGAAGATGATGCTGGCAGGCTTTCCTCCAGCAAATCGAACATCGTCAATTGCATTTGCGATCTCGCAGAAGGTAAGCGACAGGTTGCCCCGCGCATCGTCAAGGGATCGGCGCAGGCCGGCGACCGAGAATGCTTGGCACGGCGTGCCGCCGCAGAACAGATCGGGAGCCTCCACCTCGCCGCTGCGGATGCGATCCGGCAGCGTGGTCATGTCGCCCAGATTGGGCACCTCGGGGTAGTGATGCTTCAGCACCGCCGACGGGAACGGCTCAATCTCTGCCAGCCACGCAGCCTGCCACCCGAGAAGGTGCCACGCCACACTGGCAGCTTCAATGCCGCTGCAGACGCTGCCGAATCTCATGCTGTCCCCTCCAGAAATTGCGCGTCGATCACCGTCGCCCCAGGCATCCCCCCGGCCAGCGCCGCCGCAGTCCGAGCCCGGATGCGCTCCTCGGCTCTGAACCGCTCCGCGTGAGTGATGCCGGCCAGGATGTCGATCATCGCCGCTTCCAGATCCCACAGCGCGGCCAGTTCCCCAGCCCGCGCCGCACGCGTGCCGGTGGTCTGCATGCGCTGAATGATGTCCGCGCACGCCTGCTGGGCGTCACGGATCACGCCGCTGGGGTCGGATGCCAGGCGCACGCGCACCAATTCCTCGGCCAGGTTCACGGAGTCGAAGATCGTATCCCAGTGCGCTTTGGTCGCCCGCGCCTCTCGCACCGCATCGAGAGCGCCGCGCAGTTCCAGAGCCCAGACGGTGCGGTCGTCGCGGGAGAGCAGGGCGGCGCCGCGCATGGCGACGAGGTGGGCCGTCGGGTTGACGCCGCGCGGGCGGTAGGTGCTGCGTTTTCTCATGCGTCCCCCAGCAGCTTCAGCGCATCCTCAACACTGCGGCAAACCCCGGCAACGCCCCCGGCGCTGCGGATCGTCTGCAGGAATTCCTCCTGACCGGGCCGCATGCGCCCGGTGCGGGATTTCACTTCGATCGCCAGCGTTCGGCCGTCCTTCAGCACGCCCATGATGTCCGACATGCCCTTGGCGGTGTTCGCGCGGATGTACCTGACGCTGCCGTCCCGGTTGCGTTCTTGGAAGGTGCCGGAGTTCTGCCTCCACGCCTGCGCCACGCGCGGATGCCGGTGCAGCAGCTGGATGATGGCGCGGAGGATCTCGGCTTCTGACGGCTCGCGCTGCTCTGCCGGCGCCGGCTCGCGCTTGGCGCGTTTCTTCGGCTCCGGCGGTATCGGCAGTTCCCGGCGCGGCTTGCCCCACAGTGCCGCCAACGTGTCCTCGGTGCGCTGGTGATCGGTCATCACCTCGCGGAGTGTGCGACGGCCTCTCATCGCTTCGCCTCCACCCTGTCGATCTCTGCCTGCAGCGTTGCCACCGACTCCTTCGCCATCTCCAGCACTGTGGCCAGCATCAGCGCGTCGCCCAAGCATGCGCGGATCGCTGCGTTTTCGTCACCGGGGCCGTAGTCTGCGCTGTCCACCCATTCGATGTCGTGCAGGGCTTTGATCACCAGTTCTAAGTGCTTGGCAAACGCCCGACGTTCCGGCGTGTCCTGACGGAAATTCGCCTCGTATTCCAGCCGGGAATACAGGTAATTCATGCTGCCGCCGCTCATGCTGCGAGCCTCCAAAACACTGCGGACCACACATCCAGACTGCGCCACCGCCTGCCGGAACGGATGCCGTTGATCGTTGATCGGCTGACGCCAAACCGCTGCGCCAGCAGTCGCGCAGGCTCGCGCGACGATCGGATGCGCAGCACGTCGGTCTCCGTCAGTTTGCTCACCGCCTTGCGCGACGCCGCAGCCGCCAGCGCAGAGCGCCGCGCGTGGTTGATCTTGCCGTGCTCGATCGCAATCCGCATCACGCCCGAGTGGTCGGTGGCGATCAGGTGCGCCGGGTTGACGCAGCGATAGTTCCCGCAGGAGCTGGTGACGACGCGGTTCCCAGCCTGCCGCTTGCTCGTCGCGTTGAAGATGACGCGCCGCAGCGAAACGCCTACCCGCTTGCCGTTGGGCTGCATCTCAGCAATCCTCGGCACGCGCGTCTTGAACGAGCACATGCCGGTCCAGATCAAGCAGTCGCCCTCCTGCACCACGCGCGGCCTGACGCGCTTCAGTAAGTCTGCCGGCAGTCGCGCCAGCTTCTCGTCAATCTCATCCATGTCTGCTCCTTGGGGTCGGGGACGCGATCATATCCCCGCTTTCGCACCCTGCAGAAATCCCCGCTAAATCTGTCGGGAATCTGCGATTCTGCGCTTGACGCATCGTTCGGCGTGGGCCTACACTTGCGCTGTCGTCAACACAACAGGAGCAGACAGATGCGACACGAACCCCGCTTCGGATCTTACGACCCGGACTACGGCCCGTATCACGGCCACCCCGCAGACCCGCGCACCCCGAGCTACGACCTCCCCGAGGAGGTCTACGACGAGGCGCAGCGCCGGATCTTCTCGCACGCCCTCGACCTGGACGAGTGGCTCACCGACGCGCTGGGCAACGGCCCGGACGTTTCGATTGACGTGTCGAAGCTCGACGCACCCAAGGCCAGCACCCGCGCCCTGCTGGTGGCGCTGTTTGTCGGCACGGATCAGCAGGTGCTGGCCGCTGCCGCAGAGATGCGCGTGCGCGCCGCTGACGCGATGAACGGCAGGATTGAGGACGAGGCGTGGGACATTTACGACGCCCAGCGTTACGACAATTTTGAACCGCCCGAGCGCGACTTGGACGACGCCGATCATTGGTATTGAGGAGAAGACGATGAAGATGTATGCGAACGACCTGATGGATCTCTACGTGATCCTCGACGGATTGTGCGACCTGACCGCCACCCCGACGCCCCAGCAGATCGGGCGTCTGCAAGGTTTGGCGATGGTTCAGAAGGCAATGATCCGCTGGCGCATCGAGCAGATCTGCCCCGGCGTGGAGATCGAGCCCGTGTCGAGGGTAGCGGCATGATCCTCGAAACCGCAGACCAGCGCACCGAAGACTGGTACGCCGCCCGCTTGGGCAAGGCCACGGCGTCCCGGTTTAAGGACGCGATTGCCGCGCTGAAATCCGGCGCCCCAGCGCAGGCCCAGCAGGACTACCTCACCGAACTTGTGGTCGAGCGCCTGACGCAAGCGCCGGTGCAGCGCTACGCGAACGCCGGCATGCAGTGGGGCACCGAGCAGGAGCCCGCAGCACGCACCGCCTACGAGCGCGCCACCGGCCGCATCGTGGAGGAAACAGGCTTCGTGGCGCACGACACCCTGATGGCGGGCTGTTCGCCTGACGGCCTGGTGGACTGGGACGGGCTCATCGAGATCAAGTGCCCGTACAACACGGGCAACCACATCGAAACCCTGCTGAACGGCATGCCGTCGATGCACATGGCGCAGGTGCAGGGCCAGATGTGGATCACTGGCCGAGAGTGGTGCGATTTCGTGAGTTTCGACCCCCGGATGCCTGAGGCGCTGCAGTTGCACGTCCAGCGCATCCACCGTGACCCCAGCTTTATTGCCGACCTGGAAGCCCGGATCACGTCTTTTCTGCAGCAGGTCGGCACCCAAGTCGAGGCGCTGCGGCGTCTCGCGGAAAGCAAGCAATGAGCGATACGAAGAAGCGCCCCTATGTGCGCACGCTGAAGGCCTGGACTGTGATGGACGCGGAGGGCAACGAGCGACTGGTGCGGGCCCACACCGCAGCAGACGTGCTGCGCCACGTCACGCCGCAGTTCGTGATCGCGCCCGCCACGCACGACGACATCATCTCGCTGATGGCCGCTGGCGTTTCGGTGGAGACCGTCGGCCTGCCCGAAGCCACCCCCGCCGACGAATCCGCAGGCCTGACCGACTGAACTTACGGGGCGGTTTCCCGCCCCATTTTGGAGCACACTGATGTCAAACGCATACGCGCCGGTGTTCATGGCTGAAGCCTATGACTTGCTGGTCAAAAGCCTGAAGGATCAACTCGTTGAGGAGAGAAACGAAGAGTGCAAAAAATCAGATATAGAAGTGTCAAAACGAGTTGAGATAGAGGAGTTAATTTTTGAATTTGTTTTAAGGCACTGCGGC